ATTTATTGTAGAAACAATCAGCGATTTTATCAAACGCTCATACATTTCTGCAGAAGTTGTACCTATCAAGTCGGTCAATTCATTTATTAAAGAAATTCATCTACTTGATATAACCGATATTGACATCTTTTTTATAGATATAGATTTAAGACATCAATATACAGGGATCGATATTGCCGAATGGATTAGATATACCAATTCATTTTGTAAGATCATTTTTATCACCAATTACGAAGATCAAAGTATGGCTATTGTTACTCGCAATATCATTCCTTTTGACTACATTCATAAAAGCATCTGCTTATCTGATATACGTAAAAAAATTCATACTACATTAAAAAAACTATTTTTTTCTTTGCAAATAAACACCGGAGAAATACTGATATTATCCGTTCAAAAAGAAAGACAAGTATTTGCCTTTTCTCATATAAATTATATACAAACAATAAAAGAGGATCGTTTTCGGGTATACCTACAAACGACCTCTCAAGAACTTTTGATCAATGAGAGCTTTTCGGATATAAAAAAACTCAAATATTTTTTATTTTTAAAATCATATATCATAAATTTACGGCAGATAAAAGCACTTAATCGTAAGTTAGGAATCATTATATTTAAAAACGGATCAGAAATTTACTTTGGACATAAGGTAATAAAAAAATAGAAGAGTCACTGAAACAATTTCTATGAAAAAAACAAAATTTTTCTTACTCTTTTAAAAAGAGAGTGACTGTAAAAGCAGTATTATCTCTTAAAATTGTATAGGAAAAATTTTTATATTCTTGAGTAATTCGATGTAAATTACTGAATCCAATTCCATAGTGCTGTTCTTTTGAGGTAATCCCTTTCCTCCCTATATCACTCAATATTGCACTATTAACATAGTTGTTTTTGACCAAAATTTGATAGATACCAAATTGTTTATTAATAGTTAAGTTTATATAAGGAGATTCTGTCTCTATACTCGCTTCAATTGCGTTATCTAGCAGAATCTTGAGACATCGAATAAAATCTAAACTATTTATAGGTACTTCAGCGATCACTGTATCAATAGATAAATCTACTTTAATTCCCATGCTTATCGCTTTATTGATTTCAATCAAAAGCACACTCTTAATTGCCATATTTCTTACCTTAGTTAATCCCCCAATATTATTTTTTGAAAAAATAATATTCTTAGAATAATCTTTAATCTTCAAAAGCTGCTCTATTGCTTCTTCCGTGTCCCCTTTTTCCAGCAACAGCGCCAATGTGAATAGTATTCCTTCGTAATCATGTTTAAAACCTTCTATTTCATCGATTCTCTCTAATTTTTCTTCGTAAAAATTTATGGTATTAAATAAATCTTCATGGCATACAGCTGAATACTCCAGAAAGACAATGCCTCCGAAGATAAGGGCTCCTTTCAACAACAAAATAATTAATACAAGCCAAAAGTCTCCACGATCTAACACCGAGTACATGAATTGGAAATACATCGCTAAAATAAAAAAGAAAATACCACATAAAATAAGAACTTTTTTTATGCGTATTCTTCTATGAAGAAATAAGAAAATTTTATTTTTAGTATAAACCTTTTTTACCATTAAATTCCCAGCCAAAAAAATCAAAAAGATTAGTATTTGCAGACCAATCAATAGAAATAAAGGATTTTTCACACTATCTAATTGAGCAAAAAAACTATATATAGTATCAATACTGGTAATATGAAATTGAATGAAAAAATATACTCCAAGTATATAGACAAATGAGAAGAGAGACTTTTTTTTAAAAGAATAAAACAATAGCCATAAATTCAGTCCCATTGCAGTTAAGATAAAAAATCCAGCGAGATTGATAAATCTCCATGATAGGAAACAAAAAATGATTAAGGATAAAAGAAAAAATAACTTGTATCTCTTATGTAAAAAAATTTTTCCCATATAAAAATCCAAAATAGCATACTGTAAAAATATAAATACGACATACACTTTATCTTCCAAACAATGTTCCACCTTCACATAAATATATATTTTTTATATAAGTATAAAGTAGGAAGTAGGAACCTAGTCAACACGACTTGACTAGACATTTACCTAAATAAAGACTGTGAGACAATCGTCAGCTCTCAAGAAGGCTCTATGCTTTTTGATATGAGTGAAATTCATCAACATCTTTTTTTATGATTTAAAAGGATAGAAAAGACAACCTGAAATCCTTTAGAATTATTTTGGTTAACCAATTCATAGGAGAACTCAAGATATCTTATCATCAGCTTATCAAAGCTACCTTAATTATTTTAGACCGAACTATCTATTTCAAGAAAAATTGTTTAACCAAAAATAGAAAGAGAAAATTTGTTTGATTTGTAAAAGTACTCTTCAGGACACGCCAGAGGAATGTCTGTATTGTCTTTGTGCCCCCCTCTCTGAGATCATGTGTTGGGAAGTTGGTACTTATCAAACGACGGATCATGATTCATCATGGTAGATTCTACCAAAAAAAAGAACAGAAAGAAGAAAAACTTCTTTCTGTCCCAATTATTCTAAAATTTCTCATCATAATCATCATTTGACAATGAGGATTTAATGACTACATCATGCCGCCCATCAAGACAAATTTTTTTCACTTGTGCGTACTGGACAAAAAACGCATTAAATCAAGGAAAAACAACATTTTAGATATCTAAAATTATTATACTAGAACGGACTAGTAAGAGTTTTTTGCCCCTTTTTTGCCCCCTTATATCTCTAAATTTTCACAACCAAGTTATTTGCAAATAATTCTAAAAAAGCATATCTATTTAACCATTTTGCCGTTTTTGGTTAAATAGATATGCTTTTTTTATATCAAATAAATTAATTATGTACCCTATAGGACTCGAACCTACGACCGGACGGTTATGAGCCGTCTGCTCTGACCAACTGAGCTAAGGGTACAGGTTGTTGCCACTATCATTGCTACTTATTCATGAGGAAAGAAAGAGACCGTGGCAACAAACCTGTTACCGCATCGAATTAAAATGTAAATGGCTATGGGTTTAATGAATATTGCGATAACACATTTATTTTATCGAACATTTTTTACTTTTGTCAATATAATTATGTACTACTCCTCAACGAGGAGCTTTTTATTTATGTTCATAAGGTCAAATAAATATCCTTAATGCGCACATCATTGACTGCACCTTCACCGTTTGCTTGATTACAGCGACGGAAAAGAACATCGATTTTCGTTTCTTTTTTCACCCAGCTTAAATCAAGTGTAACATCTAACCCTAGTGCATCTCCGCCTTTATATCCATATGCTTTCTTCACGTCAGGACGTTTGATTCCTTGGGAAGCAACACGAGTAATTTCGTTGGTTGTACCATGTTCCATGATCAATACTTCCGCAAACTTACCAATCACGCCTTCTGGCTTATCTGGTACTAACCAACCAGCAATACGAACTTTCCCTTTACATACGACATTGAAAAAATCTAATTTTCCCCATGCGTTTCCTTGATGAACTGGTTTGCTGTTTGCTACTGCTTTATCATGATTAGATGGCGTTTGTGTTTTTTGAACTGCTTTCGGCATCGTTGGTTGTTCTGTTCCACCTTTTTGCCGATAAACATAAAAATAAGGTCCGCTAACCATTGCCCAACGAACATCATGATCATAAACAATAATCCCATTCTTCCAACCGGTACACTCGATCCAATTATGATTATCGACACAAATGCCAGTATGACCACCAGCGCCTGCGGAGCTTCCTTTTTTACCCCAAATCACTACATCTCCACGTTGCATGTTCCACTCCCGATTTTCTGCGATTAATTCAAAGCCATTTTTAAGTAAATAATCATGCAAGGTTTCCGTGCATGGGACGCAGCCATAATTCGAACCACCACCTGCACGAAGTGCCGCGTAAACCATACCTGAACAATCTGCTGTCCCATCTGTTCCTATACGACTGCCTAACATTGAATAAGTTATTCCCGCATTTTTTAACGCATATGCTTTAGCGATTGCTGCCTCCATATTAATACTCATGTTACTTTTCCTCCCCTGTATTATTTTGTACCACTTTATATAACCCATTTGCTCCTGCCGCTCCCACGATTCCTGATAAGGACATGACTGCTAAATCAATCGTGAAGTGACCCTTTGTAAGAATGAAGCCAAGAATAAAGCCTGAACCTAACCCAATCGCCGCACTAACGATAGGGATATATTTACTAGGAATAAGACCTGTACTTTTGGTCATTTGAACAAAAAGCATAATAAATGGCGACATATAGCCACCATTAGAAATAATTTGTTCCATTAAATCTTTCATTAGCTCTCTTTTCCTCTCACCAGAACCATATCTAATTTATGTTCTACCGTATCCATTTTGTTCTCAATACGATCAATTTGTTCCTTTTCAGATTTCAACAGCGTGTATTGCTTATCGATCAATACATGTTGTTTATCGGTTAGTTTTTGTTGTTCGGCCAAAGCAGATAAAAATTTTTCTCGTTCCTGTTTATGTTCCGATAAAATTTCTTTTCGCTCTTGTTTGCTTTCTTCTAATTCTTTCTCGAATAGCTCAATATTTTTAGATTGTGCTTTCCAAAAGAAATAACAAACGATGATAAATAACACTAAAAAAACTGCTTGATGTTGGATTGCCCACTCAAGCAGTTGTTCTCCATTTTTAATCACGTCTTTCATTTTTTCCTCCATATATAAAAAGCACACCCCGAAGGGTGCGCATCGATTATTCTGCCAATTCAGGCAAATCCATTTCAATCAAAATTTCTTTCACTTTCTCCACAATCACTGCTGGAACTTGTTTGATCGTCTTTTTTCCTTTAATAATCAAGGTTGCATAAACTACTGCCATCGTTTCCACCTCCTTTCGAAGAATAAAAAAAGCAAACTTAGTCAGTTGTTTCCTGATCCAAGATTGCTTGTACTTTCTTTCTGAGTTTTGTTGGTACATCTTCAATTTTTTTCATCCCTTTACGAATTAAATCCACGTAAACTTGAATCATTCCATTTTGCCTCCCTCGATTATTTCATACACATCAGCTAACGCCATCTGAGTATCGGTCAACTGCTGAGTATTTTCCTCAACCGTTGTTTTTAGTGTTTGATTTTCTTCTTTTATTCCTGTGGCTATTTCTTCCAAAAGCGCCAATTGTTTGGATACATCCTGTGTAATCACTTCCTCCCATTTTCGCTCCCTTGGATTCCAAAACTGACGGTCCAACGGAACATCTGGCAATGGTGGCACGGATGTATAAGGGACTCCTTCTGGGAAATCATCTGGCATGTTTTCCCAAACCTTACAACCAACTGGATAAAGATATTCATACATGGTTTTCATAATTCATTCCCCCTAAGCTTTGATTACTTCTTGTATATGGAGCTGGTCGACTCCCCAAGCATTCACAGAATCACTTTTATAATTTGTTCCGGTAACTAAAGTAACTTTATCTCCTACATTAAATTTTCGTACCATGAACCAGCCAACATCATTTCGCCAATTCACCGAACCCGCAACGCCTGCCGCTCGCCATTTGCCACTACCATTTACAGCTATCTCTAGATACGCATAATAATTAGAAGAATTGGTTTGACAAGTAAACTTGCCATTAAATTGTAAGGTACACTCTTTTAAAATCGTCATTGTTTTCAGATCAGATGAAATGGTAAATAGATCATTGTTTCTTGATCGTTCATTATCATATGAGTAGGGTGTTCCCCATTTTAATATCGTTCCGTCTTTGACTTCTACTCCACCCAGTTGTCCACCAGTAAGAGTAATGCCAAACGTTTCTCTCGCAATGTTTACGCCTCCTATAGTCGGCGTTTGTTTAAAATCTTTAAAGCCACCAATGGACTGATTACTTGAAGTATCCACAGCTTCTTTGAAGTTTTGATCAATAACTTCTGCGCCATTTTCCATACCTCGATAAATTTCTTGAAATGACATTAAAAATCCCTCCTATATCGATAAATCAAAAACGATCGATCGATTATTCTCTTCATCAATAATAAGATATTTATTATCGTTAATTTTATTTGGTAAATATGTTGTTTTATAGTCATTTGGTATTGTGACTACACATTTATTGGAACTAATTTGTTTAACACTACAAGGAACAGAAATAGGTGCGCTTCCCCCAAAAAAGCCTTCAGGTTCAGTCCCTAATGGAACTACACCAATTCCATATGTCCAAGTTCTAACCACAATTAATGGATTTACGCCTAAATTATGCTCAATTGTTACATCGAATCCTTCTGGAATAGAAGACGACAAAATCTTTTCAATATATTCTAATCTTTCGTCTAGAGTTTCAAATTCTCCATATTTCTCACTGCTTCTAGCATTAATTACTTCGCTATCTACAGTAGCATTAGCAATCACATTCTTGAAATCTTCTTCAATAGTGGTTTGTCGCTTTTCAATCTCTGACTGACGTTTCTCGGTATTTTCTGTTAAAAGTTTAATTTTATTGAACAACACACTGGTATATTCCATCATTCTTGCTAATGATTCTCTCACATGACGACGATACATCTTAGTTCTTATCCATGTAGCAAACGTCCTTGAAACAGGATCAATAATCCCGTACTTTATTTCATCTTGAACCTCATCAACCTCTGTTGGATCTCGGTAGTCTACAGATGTGTTAGGTTCATTAGTTGGTTGTGTATCTTTAAATTCTTGTGTCAACAAAATTCACCTCACTTATTTTCTAAAACCTCAACCCGTTTGATTAAACTAGAAATGGTGGCCTCAGAATCTTCTCGATATTTTTTCAAATCCGTTATTTCAGAACCTAAATTATTATCAACTTGAGCTATACTCTCTTTTATAGAATCAATAGATTCTGATAGCTCTTTAGTTCCTTCACTTAAACCTATTATTTCGTTGCTTTGCTGAGATAATTCATTTTTTAATGATTCTTGCTTTTTCATTAAATCTGAAATCGACTGTGTTCCAGCCGAAGCATTTGCTTTTATATTGACTAAATTAGATTGAATTATTTTTATTTCATTTTGATAGTCTGTGAGCTTTTTCTTTTTAGAGCCTATTGTAAGATTTACTTTTTGAGGGGCTAATATGCTAAACTTTTTTTCAATTACTTGTAGTTTTTCTACCGAGTAGAGAAATTGATTATCTACTTTGTAACTATTTCCTAATGTGATTAATTCATATCTCGAATCAAGTAAGCCTAACTCAATCGCTTCAACATCCCATGTAACTAACATAAGGCTCTGATCTTTTAACCACTGTTGACCTCTTCTTTTTAGAATTGAGGGTTCTTTTACATTTGAAAATTCGACAATTCCTATATTTAAACCAAATTTTTCAATTAAAGAAGGATCATCAAGATAATTCTTTCCCTCATTGACTGATTCAATTGTGTATTTAGGTCTTGAATAATCTGTACCAACTTCAATATCTGTTTCTGAGTTGTCTTCGATATCCTGTCCAACAGGAACAATTCGTGTGAAAAGTTCTGAGATATCAATATCTCGAGTAGCGCTTTTTAAGTTTTTTGTCAGCTGTAATGGCGTATCACTATCATTCCCATAATTCGATACATAATCTAAATAATTTGTGTTGCCTACACGTCGAAGTATTAGGTTTCCGGTTAACCTATCTAACAATTTTTCCTTGATTGTTTCTGCTGTACTTTGGTAGCCCAACCCCCTCAATAGATCACCGTTGTCTATAACGTCAACGTTACCTAACTTAAACCTTTTATAAGGCTCAACTTGCTTATTATGAATATCAATTATTTTCTGCAAATAATCTCTGACAGGCATTCGAGTTGGCTTCATATATGTTTGCACAGAATCATATAAAAAAGCTTTCTCATCTTCTATAAGAAAAGATTGAGAAAAGCTACCCGATGTGTCCATTGTATTTGTTATTTTAGCTACTCGACCATAAAAAATTTCTTGTTCTCGTACAACATCTATAATTTGAATGAAGTTAATAATAGGCTCTATTTTTTGATAGTATTTGTTGTTAATGTTGAATGTAAATTCAAACGTAGAAATTCCTAATCCGTTTAAAGATAGATAAACTTCACTCTCCTTAATTTTTTCACCGTAGCTATAAGGTTCATGAACAATTTTTGGATTTAAACGGTTAGGATTGTCGTATAGTAATACACGATACATTAAACCATCACCTCACTAGACATGAAGAATGAAATATGCCCTTCGCCTAAAACAGTTAAATGATTGATTCCTTTTTTTAATTTAAAGAAGTAGTCTTGAGACTCTCCTTTTGGAATATTAATTACAGTTTGATCATCAGTTATAACTTTCATCGCCGAGGTTGCTTTTATTGTAGGACTTGAAGCATTAGCTCCAATATTTATAAGCAGAATGTTTCTTTTTCCGTGAATATAGTAACCTGTCCAGTTATCTACACTATCATCGGTGAAAAAATCCTCATCGAATATGTCTGAATAGGAGATATTTTCTCTTAATGCAAAAGGATAGACGTCAAATTCCACCGTCAAAGTTAAAGAATTAGTTGAAGCATCATCTTCTGGTTTCACACTTTTACATTTACCATACCACCTAAGCCCTGAACATAACCAAGAATCCTCAATGTAATCAATTCCTTGTAACATCAGTTCTTCTTTCACTTGGGCTTCCAGCGCCTTACGTTCTTCGTAAGGCGTATTAGGTCGCCAAAGAGTAACTGTGACAATGCGATTGCTAAAAATCCGCTCACCAGTCAACATTGAGAAATCATACTGACCTTGCATAAAAGGGATTTGCTCGATAATTTCTACTTCTTCCGCAGAAGGAGCATCGTGTTCAATAATGTAGAAACCATGTTCTTTGCTGTTAAAACGACCTTTAGCTATATATTCTACAATCTCAATCAACTACGATACCTCCGATCTTGCTTTTGTTGTTCTGCTAAATTAAGATTCATCGGACTTCCTAGCGCTCCTACTACTTGCCCAGTATCCATCACAACAGTTAAATGTCGCATTTCTTCTAAGATTTCCACCATTTTTCCCATTGGCGTATTATCAATAGAATGTTTTACCTCAATTGCATTTGATCGTTTCATCAACCGACTGCCTGTAATAGACTGGTGAATGCTTGAAATCATGTCTCTTGCAACTGACGTGTCTTCTCGAATACCTGCTGCAACACCTTGAGCAAGGAAAACACCAACGTCATATTTTAATAGGCGTGATGGCGATTTAATTTTTGCTTTCTTCTGCGCTTCTGCATTTACTGCAGCTACTAAATTTTGCATAGCAGATACTGCTTCTCCTTGGCTTGCTCGAATTCCAGAAGCCACGCCTTTGGCCATGTTAGATCCAACAGATGTTAGACTGATTGAACCAGCACCGCTTTTCACTGCATTTCCTAAGTCTTTACCTGCATTATTTGTAGGGGAAACTTGAGATAATATACCTTGTACAGTGTTATCCCCTAATGTTTTACCTGCACTTCTAGCCTCAGGAGCTTTTTTGCGTATACCTGTTACAGTACTTGAACCTAGTTCAGCTCCTGCACGCTCAGAATCAGATTTTTTAGATCTTACTCCTTTATTTTTACTTTCCGCATTTCCTTTACCAGCCTGCTCATGTTCTTTATCCTTATTTCTAGTTCCTCTTGCGCCTGCACTACTATTTTCAGCAGCAGTTCTTTCAGAATTAGATTTTTGAGAAGAGACACCAGTATTCATCGAATTCATTAATTCTTTACCAACATTATTGATTTCAATACGTCCTGAATTTAATCCTTCAACTAATTTATTTTTTCCATCCTGACCATTCTTAAACAAATCTGGTGGCAACGCTTGTAAAGTGTTAACAATGTCGTTTTTCGACATATTTGCCCATAGTTTGGGATCGTTACTTTGCAACCCTTGAACTAGTCCGTTAGAACCATCAATTCCTCGTTGACGTAACATTCCAGCTAGTAAAGCCATTTGTTGGTCAATGCTAGCACCATTATTTACATAAGATTGATAAATCCCTAATAGCTGTTGATCTGTAACTCCTTTTAATTGAGCTAGGTTATCAGCAGTTACAGATATTTTATTCGCACCATTTTGGGAAATAATCGCTAGAAGTTGCGCTCCTTGCTCTAATTCATTTTGACGTATTTGACTGTTTTGCGTTTGTAATT